GGCTTTTCTCTTTCGAGAGTTTTAAGACAATATATGCCTGAATCATCTTACGATGTGATGCCAGCAGGCACGCTTGATCCTTGGGATCATAATAGGGATGTTGTATCCCTCAAGTCCTTTCCGGGGACATCAGTGCTCAGATATGGGCGCTTTGGAACACACCTTTGTAGGTGTGCGGAAAATGGAAGAAGGCATAGATCCTTCTTCTCAGTCAATCGGTTGTTCACTGCGAACAATCTATTGGGCACGGTTGAATGCCCAAGCCTCGGTGTTTGTCATAACGCCGAAAACATCTGGGAGTGTCAACTCCCTAGGGAGATTACAGGTCTCCATTCACGGGTGTCTTTTGATAGACTACCCAATGTTAGAACCGCTTTAAAGGTTCTAAAGAAAGGTACCTATTGGTACCCACTTCTCTGTAAGCACAAGAAATACAGAGAATCCGCTTCGCAGCGGAAAATTTCCCGTCTTTTGGCGGGTATGAAAACTGCCGAAGGCAGAGAATCCTTTGGATTCATAAAGGAACATGCGGTCGTACATTCCGCAGTTCAAAAGCTCCGTAACATTCTTGCTACGGTAGATGGCCTGCTTATGCAGGTTACCCTGGCTTTTCCAGGGAGTCCAGACTTTCAAAGCTGGAAACGGATCGATCAGATCCAAGTTGGCTTAATCGCCAATCTCCTTGATGATTATTTCAAGGAAACTGATCCAGATAGGATCACTATCTTCGAGAAGATAAAATCCCTACGTGGGGATATCAAAGGGAAGGGTTTTAACCCTACTCAGAACCTTTCACAGGTTCAAGTACCGAGAGAGCTCTCGGCAATTAGAGTGGCTTGTTCACTCGTAAAGGGGAAAACTCCCCTTTCTCACCTACAGGTGATGATCTTGTCTCAGACAAGAGCATCGGGGGTTCCCCCGCCGGTCGTTTACGACCGAACGATAGCCAAGACAAAGGCTATCCTCACGACTCCTGCGAGTCGAGATCTGTATGAACAGATCAAAGGGCCTCTTGCAGAGGCCACGGATCACCTTTACGGTGACTTACTTACTCGTCTGGGAACAGGCGAGCAAAGAGAACAGTTCTTTGAAACTGTTATGAAGAAATCTAAGATTTCACTCTCCGACTCCGGAGAATTCTTCACCTCCTCTAATGCGGGAGGTAAACTTGAAAGGGCGAGACTCGTCCTTCAAAATAATCCGGAAATTCCGGAAATTAACCTGCACACAGGTAAACCGTCAGGAGTAATCCTGACTAACAACTCCCCAATTGGGGAAAGACTCTTCCACTGGGCCTGTGGGAGATTTGTAGACCGTTCAAGGGTCTACGACAACAACTCAATGAGTTGTAGAATATCCCTGGTCGCAGAACTAGGGAAGTACCGGACCATAACGGTCTCTACTCTGCAGCATGCGCTGCTGTTACATCCATTCTCACATATGGGACTGGAAATATTGAGGGTGTTCCCCTCAAGTGAAAGCGGCATTGGTGCCGCAAACCATGCTTGGAATTTCTTCAAGCGTCTTTCGCACAAGAACCCTAGTGCGAGTTTTATCTTCAATGAAGATATTGAATCCTCAGTCGTTAGCACCGACTGGGAATCGGCCACAGATTACTGTGACCCACTCATCGCAGGTGCGATGTTGAACCGGATGTGCTTCCGGTTAGGTGTACCTAAATGGTACAGAGAAACAATGCTTTTTGCATTGACAGCTCCACGGCAAGTGGAGACTCTTGATCGGGATGGCGTCCCAATCGAGAAATTTTACACCTCAAGGGGTGTATTAATGGGTGACCCAGTCACCAAATTCGTCCTACATTTACATCATCTTGTAGGATCAAGGATAGCAGGTAACCTGCTATGGAACATTTTCAAAGAAAATGTTCTCGATTCTGATGCAGAATCAGATGGTGAGTAAATCACCATGGACTACACAAATAGTCAACATAGTTGACTCCTGTTGGAAAACAGTCACCTAAGAGTGTAACTCTTTCGAGCATTGACTCGGTGACCTCCGTGAGGAGAAAGCGTGTCC